GGGAGGTTTATAAGACATATAGAGAAAAATATGTTTAAAGCGTTGGGAAAAATCTTCAAACAGGAATACGTTGTTTTCAAAGGAATGAATGCCTCACAGCAAGCACGCGAGCTTGAGAAAATATGGACATCTTTTGTCAAACCCGTGGCCATAGGATTGGACATGAAGCGATTTGACCAGCATGTGGGCGTCGAAGCTCTAAAATTTGAGCATTCCTTATATTTATCCTTATACAAAGGACATCCAGAGTTGTCATACCTAAAACAATTATTAAATTGGCAACTAAACAATCGATGCACATCATTCACAAGTGACGGGTATAAAATTAAATATTCAGTTGAAGGTACTCGGAACTCAGGAGACATGAACACCTCTCTTGGGAATAGCTTATTAATGAGTATGATGGTTGCAGGAGTCAACGAAAGATTGCTCCAGCACACTCACCTTCAAATTAAGTTGGTAAATAATGGAGATGATTGTGTTCTGATAATGGAAGATGCATTATATCGCAATTTAAAACTGTATCTTGGCATGCCGTTAAAAGATTATTTTCTCAGGTTTGGGTTTTCCGCCAAGCTTGAAGATGCAGTTTATGAAATGGAGGGAATTGAATTCTGCCAAACAAAACCAGTGCTAGGTCACGATGGTTATGTTATGGTTCGAGATATTCAAAAGTCCATTTCTAAAGACACTGTTTGCATACACAATTACAACCAAAAGGGTTATGACCTTTGGCGGCAATGCGTTGCAGATGGTGGTCGTAGTCTCACCTCTGGGATACCAGTGATGTATGAGTTCTACAATATGATTGATCGAGGGGTTGTGCGTCGGAAACACACGAATCGATCTTTCAGGTTGGATGAGACGGGTTTCGGGCAGTTGTCTAAAGGTATGGAACAAAAGGATGTTTCCATTTCTGATAGCACAAGGCTGTCTTTTTTTAAAGCATTCAACATTTTACCGGGAGATCAAATTAAACTTGAAGAGAAATATAAGGACATCACATTGCAACCAATTCTGGGAGGCGCCCCTGGGATTTACACCCCTTACATATTTCCTCTACCAATTTATGAATAAACCTAAAATCCCCAAGCTCAAATTACCTTCCAAGAAGAAGAAAGGCAACTCCTCTAAGAAAAGGAATTGGTCTCTCAAGATAGGAAGGAGAACCGTTAGTGGACACGGTGATTATAAAATTAACGATGTTAATCCACATCTCAATGCTGTCCTGCGTGGACTAGGCGGCATGGGA